GAGGTAGATCTGAGTTTGGGCCTCGTGCATTGGGTAATAGATCTATTTTGATGTCACCTAAATATAAAGAGAACAAGGATATTTTAAACGAGAAGGTTAAACATAGAGAAGAGTGGAGACCTTTTGCTGGGGTCATACTTAAGGACCATCTAAAAGATTATTTTGAGGAGAACATTGATAGTCCATACATGTTGTATTCTCAGACGGTTAAGAAAGATAAGAGAGATAAGATACCAGCCATTACCCATGTAGATAATACATGTAGAATACAGACAGTGGATCATGGATTTTTATCCTTACTACTCGAAGAGTATTATAAGATCAGTGGAGTTCCTGTATTATTGAATACCTCTTTCAATGATAGTGGTGAACCAATAGTAGAAACCCCACAAGAAGCTATTGATGCTTTCCTAAATATGAATATAGACTATCTGGTTATGAACAACACAATCATAGGAAAATAGATGGAAGAAGATTTCTACGCATCCCTAAAACTAGTCTCAGGAGAGGAGATCTTCGGTGAAGTTTTGCCTTCCGAGGAAAATGGTCGCACGGTTCTGATTGTGAGTGATCCTGTAGAAATAGAAACAGTCAGTATGGATGGGAGACACGAAGGTCTCCGCATGATGCCTTGGTTGAGAAGTATGCCAAGTGAGAATATTGTAATTATTCCTATGGATAGAGTTATAACTGTCGTCGAGGCCCGCGAGGATTCTGAGGTCGTCAAGTATTATCAGAAATTTATATTTTCAAACTTAAAAGATACATGTTCAGAGAAGATAAAGGTCACAAAGAAGATGGGATATGTAATTTCAGTCGCTGAGGCCAGAGAGAATCTTGAGAAGCTTTATAAGAAAGGCGAAGCTACATAGCATTCCCTTGAACTCTGACAGAGTTATTGTACATCAATTTACAACACTTGTCAAGTCCCCAACTTTATGTTAGACTATATTCATAACAAAGGACAGTATAATGCCCGCAAAAGGTAAGACTAGAAAGAGATCTGAACATTACGTTAACAATAAAGAATTCCTTTATGCTATCGTACAATACAAGGCTGATGTAAAGGCAGCGGAGGAAAAAGGTGATCCGAAACCACGCATCACTAATTACCTTGGAGAGTGCTTTGTAAAGATTGCAACGCACCTTTCATATAAACCAAACTTTGTAAACTATATGTTCCGTGAGGACATGATATCTGATGGTATAGAGAATTGTGTCCAGTACATACATAACTTCAATCCAGAGAAATCTACGAATCCTTTTGCGTACTTCACTCAAATCATACACTATGCTTTCCTCAGACGTATACAGAAAGAGAAAAAACAAATGGAGATCCGTGAAAAGATCATTGAGAAGTCGGGGTATGACGAGGTTATGCACGTTGACGATCCTTACGGTAATTCTAGTGACTACAATTCTATAAAAGAGGCAGTTCAAACAAAGATGAATCAATGAAGATCGCAATCATTACAGACACACACTTCGGCGGTAGACGAGGTAATAAGGTCTTTCATGACTTCTTTCAAAAATTTTATGACAATATATTCTTTCCAGAACTAGAAAAGAGAGGTATCAAGCACTGCATCCATATGGGAGATGCTTTTGATAACCGAAAGAACATAGATTATTGGTCACTTGATTGGGCGAAAGAGCATGTATATGACAAGTTTGAAAAATTAGGCGTGAAAGTTTGGCAACTTGTAGGTAATCATGATGTCTATTACAAGAATACAAATAAGATAAACTCAATAGATTCACTTCTAGAACACTACGATAACATCACACCCATCTCTAGACCAGACACATATGACATAGATGGATTCAAAGCAATGATGATGCCTTGGATATGTGATGACAACTATCAGGAGACTCTTGCAGCGATAGAAAAGTCAGATGCTAAGATGGCTTTTAGTCATCTAGAACTACATGGATTTGAATTGTATCCAGGCATGTTCCAGCAAGGTGGTATTGATAAAGGTATTATTGCCAAGTTTCCTACAGTATTCTCAGGACACTATCATACTAGAAGTAATGATGGACAGGTCTTCTACTTAGGTAATCCATATGAAATGTATTGGAATGATTGTGGAGATAAGAGAGGATTCAATATATTAGATACAGAAACAGGAGAGATTGAGTTCATAGAAAATCCAAATCATATTTTTGAAAAGATATACTACGATAATACTCCAGCAGAATTATTCAAAGCACATCTGTATAAAGATAAGATTGTAAAACTATTCATAAAGTCTAGGACGAGTCAACTTCAATATGATAAATTTCTTGACAAACTTTTAAAAGCTGGTGTCATAGATCTGAAGATAGTAGAGAACACGATGGTCAATGACACAGAGGTGGATCTTGATGGTGAAAAAATTGAAGATACACTCACACTTCTAAATAAGTACATCGAGGATTCTGACTTTGACTTGGAAAAAGAAAAAGTTAAAACACTTCTAAAAGAAGTTTACTTGGAAGCCTGTGAAGCGGAGTAAACCAATGTACATTCTATCACTTGCTGGCCACGAGGGAGAAGGAGCCTATGCTGTCACTAATGATGATGGTCAGAAGGCTTTATATCTCTTTCAGCAAGAAGATGATGCTACAAGATACGCAGGCCTTTTAGAAGCAGAAGAAAGTACAGGACACTTGACAGTTGTAGAAATAGATGATAAACTGGCCGTTGAGACTTGTCAAAGACACAAGTATAAGTATGTTATTATCACAGCAGATGATATAGTGATCCCACCAAAATATGATAGTATTCAAGACGATACGGTGGCGTAATTTTTTATCGACTGGCAATCAGTTTATAATTATTAGTTTCCAAAAATCTCAGACAAATTTAATAGTAGGTGCAAATGGAGCGGGTAAATCTACTATTCTAGATGCTCTTACGTTTGTTTTATATAATAAACCATTCAGAAAAATTAAAAAATCACAGTTGATCAACACTGTGAATGAAAAAGAGTGCGAAGTTCAAATAGAATTTGAGATACAGGGTAGAATTTATACCATAGTCAGAGGTATGAAGCCAACTCTATTTGAAATTTACATAGATGGTAAGAAACAGGATCAATTTGCCAACCAGAATGATCAACAAGCATACTTAGAAGACAATATTTTACGATTAAATTATAAATCTTTCACACAAACCACAATTTTAGGGTCTGCAACCTTCGTTCCTTTCATGCAGTTGGGTGGTTCAGACCGTAGAGCCATAGTAGAAGACGTTTTAGATATCAAAATCTTCTCTGGAATGGCAAAAATACTCAGAGATAAGATCAGTAAAGCAAATACAGAGATCAGAGAACTCACTATCAAGAAAGAAATGATAGAAGAGAAGATCGAAATGCAAAAAAGCTTTATTTCTGATCTTGATAGTAGCGGTAAGAAGAGAATCAACAATACAAAAAAGAAGATTGACTCATTACTAAATGATACATCTTCTCTGATGGAAGAAAATGAAGTTTTATCAAATAATATTAAGAATAATCATGAACCAGAACTCAAAAAACTTGCATTTGTCAAAGGTTCTCTTAAGAAAAAAAGCACAATCAAAGTCAAACTGGAACAACGGATACAGAATATAACATCCGATCATAAGTTTTTTACTGATAACGTATCATGCCCTACATGTGGACAACATATAGAGGAAGAGTTTCGCTTAAATAAAATTGGAGACATAGAAGAGAAGGTAAAGGAGATTAACTCCGCTTACAAAGAACTTCAAGAGTCAATAAACGAAGAACAAACAAAAGAGACAAAGTTTATTGATGTTTCTAAGCAGATCACACAACTAACGAATGACATTTCAACAAACCATTTTAAAATTTCTCAGTATCAACGACAGATACGAGATCATGAACAGGAAATTCAAGACATTGCCGATCAAATTGCAAACAGAAATACTGAAAGAGCCACTCTTAGAGGTCTCAAAAGTGATCTAACAAACGTAGAAAAAGATAAATCCAAACACACCGAAGATATAGACTATCTTGACTTTGCAAACTCCATGATGAAAGACTCTGGAGTTAAAGCAAAGATCATGAGAAGGTATCTGCCTATCATGAATCAGAAGATCAATAAGTATCTTCAAATGATGGACTTCTATATCAATTTTACTCTTGATGAGCAGTTTAATGAGTGTATAAAGTCACCCATACATGAGAAGTTTAGTTACGAATCCTTCTCTGAAGGTGAAAAAATGAGAATCGATCTAGCCATACTCTTTACATGGCGAGATATTGCTAAGATGAAGAACTCATCTAGTACAAACATCCTGATCCTTGACGAAATATTTGACAGTTCCCTCGATAGTAATGGCACTGACGAGTTTACAAAGATAATCAAGTATGTCATTAAGGATGCTTATGTGTTTATGATATCTCATAAGGTTGATGAACTCACTGATAGACTGGATAATTTAATTACCTTTGAAAAAATGAACGGATTTACAAAGGTTAAGTATTCTACATAAGGTACAATGTTCGGTATACCGTATGTTACTATTAGATGGGTGTCATTCACTTAAACTTGAGTGTGCTTTAAGAGATCTGGGATTCATTGACATGGAATGGAGAACAGTTGCTAATGCAGGGATATTTTTTGTGCAACCTGTAGGTATGCCTGATGATCCCGAAGGAGATTTATTTGGATTTACGATTACATACGAGAGTAAGGTTATAAAAATGCAGAATACAGCGAAGAAAGCGTTAGATACGGCGATCAAATGGTCAGGAAGCTAGTTAGAATTGTGTGAGTCTTACTTGTCTCAATGTGCCAGTTAAAAAAGTGTCCACTATTGGTTGTAAGTGAACATAGAATCGGTTATTATAATAACATAGACAAGGAAACAAATGCTCACCAAGATTAATTACGAAGTTAAAGGTCAACTTGCAAAACTACTTGCAACAGAAGATCTAATCATCGAGAACCGTAAGGTTGACACAGCGATGTTTGACGTAGAACGTAGAGTATTGACCCTTCCAATGTGGGAGAAGGCCTCTGCGTCCGTATACGACCTTCTCGTAGGACATGAGGTAGGACACGCACTATACACACCAGCAGACAACTGGAAAAAAGATTATCCAGAACTACCAATGTCTTATGTCAATATTCTAGAGGACGTAAGAATTGAGAAGTTGATGAAGCGTAAGTATGCTGGTATCGTCAAGACATTTTTCAATGGATACAAAGAATTATCATCACAAGATTTCTTTGAGTTATCTGAAAATGAAGTAGAAGAAATGAATCTACCAGACAGACTCAATATCAACGCTAAGATTGGTAACTTTGTTGATGTTCCATTTTCAGATAATGAAGATTATTTTGTAAACAAAGCAACCAAGACAGAGACATTCCAAGAAGTGCTAGATCTTTCTGTTGAGTTGTTTGATTTCATGAAAGAACAGATCAAAGACTCAATGGAAGGTAATGGTGGTGACTTCTCTAAAGATTGGCAACTTGGCGATGACTTCACTATAGGTGAGTCTACTCAAGGAACTCCTTCTCAGACAACTGAGTCCGATCAAGAACTACCATTCAATGAAGAGAAAGAAGAGTGGCATGGCAATCCAACCATATCTTCTGATTCTGATATATCTTCTGATTCTGATATGGGAGACATGGAAGCGGCTGGTGATATTACTGGTGGAGAGCATGGTAGTATGGACACTATCACAGATAAGAAACTATCTGAAAATCTAGAAAACTTGAACAACAAAGATGGTAGCAGTGCAAGAGACCCTGAGTATTGCACACTACCAGATCTTAAACTTGATAATCTTCATATCAAAGTTGACACTATTCACAGTGTCCTTGATGATTGTTGGATTACACAACAAAAAAGATATGACTTAGAGGTTCAAGAGAATACTTACAAACCAGCAAGAAACATTTTTCAAGAAGCTGATAACAATTACAGGTTATTCAGAAGATCTGCACAGAAAGAAGTCAACTATCTTGTAAAAGAGTTTGAGATGAGAAAGTCAGCAGACGCATACTCTCGTGCTACAGTATCAAAGACAGGTGTTCTTGATTGTGCAAAACTTCATTCATACAAATACAATGAAGATCTATTCAAAAAGATTACAACTATCCCAGACGGCAAGAATCATGGATTGATTTTTATTCTAGATTGGTCTGGATCTATGAGT